CGTAATCATAAACTCTGTCATATTACTTACAGAACTTGCTCTTAATTTTAAAAAGACGTATTCTAAATCAATCATCGAGATTGTAGAAACATCAACATCAAACAAGCAGTTATTTACAACTTGCTTAATTGCCATCATTTCAGCATAAGGATCTTTTGTCTCTGCTGATACTAATAAAATCTTTTCTTCTTTAACCGTAAACGGTCTGTATTTAATTTTTCCACCTGTGCTGGGTAATACCAGCTCATTTAAAGGTAAATCAATTTTTGGTAATGCCATAATATATCTCCTAGTTAAGTACCTGTACCATTATTTTGTGGAATGTTGTCTGAAACCTTATCAACCGCATTTCCTAATCTTTGTAATCTATTCACTGCATCTTGTATGGATCTTGGCTTTCCTGCCTTGAGTGTTCCTCTTACAGTATCAGCGAATCCTGCTATATCACCAAGAAGGTCTAATAAACCGCCACCTCTTGTTGAACGAGCTCCTGTGTTTCCTGCCTTATCAGAACTAAACCTATAATCTTCAAAGGAAAAGTCAACTGCCAACATAGCAACTCCACCGTTCGTCCAATCTAAACTTAAAGGTGATACTTTCGTTGGGTATGCTCTTTGAATTTCGGTAGAGTAATAGGTTCCTGGATCACTATCAGTTGTGTAATGTCTTATTTCTAAATCGGCAACATAATTATCGGGAAATCCTGCTTCTCCTTTTAGCTTACTACCAAACTCAGCATGTAATCCACCTGCTGAACTGTAGTTCATTACTTCTCTCATCCATCTATGAAAGAACCTTACTGTATTATGATCCGAATCGCAATAGAACATCATTGAGATTGGTCCGGGCGTTGTGACGGCTGAAGGAATTGACCTTGTGAGTTGTCCTACATAATCCATTGGAGTTGTAGCAATATCAACACCAGGAAACTCTACTTTATTACAAAATAAACTAAAGTCTCTTTCGTTAAACTCAGTAAACTTTTCGGCTTCATTCATCCAAAGCGGTCTGCCCATTCTTACTTCAAATAATGAAAGCTTACCAGGACCACCCATTCTCTCCATGGATGATTTGAATTTATTAATGTTAAATGACATATTTCATTATCCTGATATTATCTTTCTTGAATCTGCCCATACTGTTCTAGCACCTTTCTTCTGGAATTGTGATACCGGTAAGAATAAAGCAATGTCCCATTCAGACGCTTCTATTTTAATAAACCTAGACTGAACATGTTTTGTTAAATACCTTTTAATACAAGGCTTAAATGCTTTAAACTGTCCTGCCTTTGCTAACACTTCGTAACTCAATTGTAATTTCGTATCTTCGTTATATCTGTCATCACTTGCCAAACCATATAACGCATCCATTAATTGTGCTCTTAATTGTGGTGGTAAGTAATGCATATTTAAACCCATGAAACCACCTTTAGCTTTATTTATTGGAAATACAAGTGGAAATGTATCGTAATATGGCATATCAGCTTTTGTCTTAGGATCATATTTGAAAAAGTACATTTCTCCAATAAATCCTTCACCAACTAATCTTGCTTTGGTTCTTCCTTTTTCTGTTGTACTTGTAATTGCTTCGGCAGTAATCTCTTTACCTGCTTTTGTCTTGGCTTGCTTACGATACCATTCTCGTGCACCTTGAGTTCGAGCAGGAATTTCTCCACGCCTAATACCTTTTGCTAATATATCTGAAAACAGTTGTGCCACTTATCGTGCTCCTGGTATATGCTTTTCTGTCATAATCGTAAATTGCCATCCACGGTCAGCGCAAAAGTTTTTTGCTGCTTTCCATTTTGCTTCGTTAATTCCCCACGTTTTAACTTCATTTAAATATCTTCTTGATATTCTACCTGTCTTTGTTTTATTCTTATTCTTCGGATCCGGTGGTCTACATTGAGCACTTGGTTTAATCTCAATCATAATTGTTTGAGGGTTCCCAAGATTATCTTTCTTGTGTACTATCACATCCGGAAAATATCTGTGCACTTTACCATCTATCGGAGACCTATAAGGAACAATCACTTCTTCAGATTGCCACCATATAACATCACGGTGCATATCCATCCATTTAAACACTTTAAATTCCCACAAAGACCTATAAATAATCTTAGTAGGGTCACCTTTATACTTTTCGGGATTCTTTGGTCTAAATTTACCCTTATATGCCATAATGTACTTTCCGTCTACTGTTATAAATAATCTATTATCCGTACTACATATTTATTAGAATTAAACGGAATGATCCGAGGAAAGTATTAATGGCAAGACCTAAAAATATAAAATCAAATGCTCATAAGACAGGAACTGATAGGTTACAGTGGCCGTCAGCGACATTTCCTCATGGCATTCAAATGATTTTTAAGAAATACAACTATGAAGAGTTTGTAACTAAATCAAAAGTTGGTAATTTATCACCGGCCGCAGCAGCTGCAGGTGGAGAAGCTGGTAGTACTCAATGGAGAACAGCAGAACAAAGAAGAGCAACAGAAGCTGAATCCTTTGTATTAGAATTACCTATTCCAAAATCTCTCACTGATAGTACAGGTGTTCAAATCAGTTCATTTGAAAGAAGCTTCATTGAAGAGTTTTTAGTTTCTTCAGGCATTGCAGCCGCAGGCGATCCGATTGGTACTGCCAAGAAATTAGGTGATGCAATTGCTGGTGGAACAACCGCATTACTTACAGGTAAAGGTGGTGATATAATTGGCGGTGATGCAGGAAAAACATTTGCTCGTCTTATCGGTACATTAGGAACAAGTGTACTTGGTGGTTTAGGTATCGGAGAAAAATCAATTGGTGCTGCTATGGGTTCAGTCACAAACCCTTTAACAACATTACACTTTAGTGGTGTTGACCTTCGTTCATTTACTTTTGATTGGCAATTATATCCAGCAAATCCACAAGAAGCAGACGACATACGAGATATTGTTAAAAAGGTAAAATCAAAAATATTACCTAAAGTTCAAGGATTAGTTCCAAGTAGTGAAACTGAGGCAGGTGCTACTGCAGCTCAATTCACGGCATCATCAATAGGAAAGGCTTATTTAGAATATCCTTCAGTTGTTTATATTAATCTTTTAGGTGTTAACGAAGATCACTATCCAAGATTTAAACCATGTATGTGTAGTAATATTACAATCAATTATGCAGAAGGAAATATGATGACAATTGCCGAAGGTGGTGTACCGATGGGTGTATCAATTCAAATGGCTTTCCAAGAACTCGAAATACAAACTGCAGAAGATTACGATGCTACTCCAAACGATGCTGTTTCATTTAAATTGGTTGAGGAAATAGCAGAAGCAAACGAAGAAGAAGGTACAGGTACAACTGATGGCTAAAAAATATTTTGAAGATTTTCCAATAATTAATTATCAGGGTCGAAAGGTCAGAGATATATCAAGACGAGCTTCTTTTGTAAGAGCAGTAGCAACTAACCCTTATGTATATTATTCTTATACAGTTAAAGAAGGTGAAAGAGCCGAAGATATTGCTTTAGATTACTACGGTTCAGTTGATTATGTTTGGTTAGTTTATTTAGCAAACAATATTATAGACCCATATTACGAATGGCCGATGGACGCGCAAACGTTTAATGATTATTTAGTTGACAAATACACAGACCAATCAGGTGAGGTTGGAGAAGATGTCGTTACTTGGACAAGAAGAGAAGACATTGACGAAAACATATTATATTATATCAAAAAGGTATAGGAATAGCAAATGGCAGTAAATGATATTATTTTAGCACCGGAATCATTCCGAACAATTTATCTTCGTAGAGAGGACCGCGTCATTCTGCGTACTGAACGTGGTGAAAAGATAATCATCAAAAGAATTATTCCTGACGATTGGGTTGCTTATCGTATTTACGAATACGAAGAAACGATTAATAACAACAAGAAAGAAATCTTCTTGTTTGATAACGCATACTTAAATCAACTTAATACAGAATTTACTAAAAGTATAACTGGTACATAATGGAAACTTTTAACCCCGGATATTGCACAATAGAATCTGCCCTCCTTATTTCACATAGTGGAGATGAAGAGAATATTACTGGAATGATTGGCAATTTTTCATTGCTTCAGTCAATGGGATCTGTTGCTTTATCAGGAGAGATTGAATTATTGGACGGTGTAGGACTTATTAATAGTCTTCCTATTCGTGGTGAAGAAGGATTAAAGATTCAACTTAGATGTCATGATTTACAAACCGAAGTTAAATTAAACTTACAAGTCATTGAGATATCTGATGTGGTTCAACAACCTGGCACTGGTGATATGTATGCTTATGTATTGAAGTTTATTACAAAGTCTTCTTTTAACGCAGCAAAGCAAAATGTCATTACTGCATTTAGAGATAAGAAAGCTTCCTTTGCCGTCAACAATATTTTTAAGAAATATTATAAACCAAGTTTTGAAGCAACAAGAAAATTTAATGTTGAGGAGTCAGAAGGTAATATGAGAATTATTATTCCTGACTATACTCCGCAAGAAGCAATGAAGTTCTTAGCAGCAAAAGCATTCTCGAGTAAATCAAAGTCAGCAACATATAGATTCTTTGAAACGGTAAGAGGTTATAATTGGGTTACTGATGAATGGTTATTAGCCGAAGCACAAAAGAGTGAAATTAAAAAATTAAAGTATAGTGCAGTTGTTGATAGGAATCCTTTAGACGGTGCTGTGATTATGGAAACATTAGAAAGTTTCAATCAAGCATCTCATGTTTCAACATTGGAAGATATGCATAAAGGTGCTTACAAAAATGTTGTGATGGAAATAGATTTAACGACTCATAAGAAAAGAGAATTTCATTACGATTATTTAAAGAAGAAAGGTTCTTATAAAGGAATGCAAGGACAGATTGGTGGAATCTCTGGTGGTAAACATTCTGTTAAATTTATTAATGATACATTCACAAAAGAAAATTCACCTCAGAGTATTGTATATCGAGATTGGACTCCTACAGGAAAAGAAGTAGCAGAAGGTCAAGTAAACCGTGAAGAACAACATATGACTGAGATTATTCAAAACAGAAAAGCATATAATTATCATATGACAAATAATATGTGTTCTGCGAGTATGAGAGGTAGAATAGATTTGACTCCGGGTGAAGTAATTAGTTTATCAATTGTAGAACCTAATGCAACTTTATCAGGTGAACAGAATAAAAGATTAAGCGGTTATTATTTAATTTATGCAACTGCGCATAATATGACAGGCGATAGTTTAGAAACTAACTTACAGCTTGTTAAATTTGATTGGGAAACAGATTTATGATTAATCAATCTGGTATTGGACAACCTCAATTCTTTATAGGAATTGTAGAGAATAACGTAGATGAATCTCGAGAAGGGAAGATTCAAGTACGTGCGTTTGGAATACACGGAACACATTCTGATATTAAAACTAAAGATTTACCTTGGGCATTATGTGCTTCAGGTTCTTACGATCCTAATAATCCACCACCTCCTTTAAACTCCTTTGTATATGGTATGTTCCTCGATGGAAGAATGGCACAACATCCATTAATACTAGGACTTATCCCAGGTACTTATAATACTGAACTTAATCCTGCTGAAGATGGGTATGGTGTTGTTGCTGCTAAAGAGGGAGATTTGTTAGGTGGTGCTTATGCTCCACGTAATTTCAATGCAGGAGGCGGTCCTGATAAATTAGCAACAGGTGAAAAGTTATTAGAAACATACTTATTAGCAATGGCAGCAAATCGTGTTCAT